GCATAGATTCTTTTGTGAATAGCAGACATTGTTCTGCTTCCTCTTTCCAGCAAAGCCACGGTCGTGCCCACTGCTGCTTGCTGATTCCCATCCCCTACTTGCATGTCCGCTATCGAAGCAAAGCGCTGACCTGCTTGAACCACGACCCCCATTAATTGCAATAAAGTTTGTGAAGGTTCTTTATAAGGTAAAGTCATAAATGCATCTCTAAGATTTCCTCCTGGTGCATCTACGTCTCTCCATTCACCTGGTTGAATAGATTGAGCATCATCTCTAATTCTAATTCCTCTTTGTTTAAATCCTGCTGGTAAATTAGATAATGTTCCTGCATCTAATAATTGTCTTAATGCTTGAGTTGCAGTTCTTGATAGACCACCAATCATTTGAATTAAACCATTACCATAAAATCCAAATCCAGGTAAAAATTTAAAGTGTACAAAATAATTAATTTTTTTCTTTAATGGATCGTTTTGTAGATAATTACGTCTAATAGATAAAACTTCTCTTGATCCCTCTTCAATTGTTACAATGTATGGAAGTTTAATTCCTGTGGGCTCACCAGTCTGTGGATTCATATCTTCAAATCCTTCCAGATCTAAATTAACATGACATTCTAATAAAGTGAAAACATCTTCTGTTTGACCACTCATATTAACACCATCTAATTGTCTTTCTTTAGATTTAACATCGTCTGCTTCTGATAAATCATCTGAAGCTTTTAATTCTATGTCTCTATAAAATCCTGATATCTGTTGTTTACGTAATTCATTTTCTGAAATTTTAATTACATGAACAACTGCTTCTGCGTCCTCAATACTATTTGCAGTATATGGGACTAAAATATCTTGAGCTTGAATAAATTTTGAAACAGCTCTTCCAAGTATTTCATCGTAATAAACTTTTTTAAATGTAGATCCTGATAATGGTAAATAAAATAACATTTGATCAAATTCTGGTTCATATTCTTTCATAACATCCATAATTTGATAATTCATAAATTCAGAAACTCTATCTGCTTGATCTTGAATTGCTGGAGTTTCTAGTCCAATTACTTGAGTTCTAACTGGTCCTTCTGCTGGTAATAATTCTTTATAAGCTTGTGCTTGAAATTGTGTAACGGCTTCTGCTAAAACTGGATGAGTTGCACTTGATGCACCTTGAAATGGTTCTGTTCTTGATTCATATTTAAATCCTAATAAATCTAATCCTTGAGTATAAGCTTTTTCCCAATCTGCTCTTGAATCTTTATAAGATTGTGTATCTTGATAAAGTTCAGATCCTAATCTACCAAGAACTTGTTCATCAACAACTTCAGCAAGGTTTGCTCCAAACTCTGTTCCAGCAGATAAATTTTTAGTAGGGTCAAAATTTATATCAACACTGCCATCTTCGTTTTCTGTAACTTCAGTAGGACCAGCAGGAGTTTCTTCTACAGATTGTGCAATCTGTTCTACTTCTAATTCTCCAGGTGTAAGCTTATCTGCTACGTTTGGTAGCGACTTGTCTATTTCTGCCATTTGTTATTTTCTCCGAGTTCACTGTTCTAACAGTATTATAGTTAATATTCAAGCCCTGTGGGCATGGTCCTGATTTAGGTGGTATTGTTCTAGTTAGTCTTTTAGTCATTAATTTAATCCTTCTTTTCCTTTTTCAATACTTTCAACACCTATTAATTTATGTTCTTCGTTTGGTAAAAATCTTCTATTTACAGGATCCCATGTATCAACAGTTTGAATAATTCCTCTACCTGTTTCTGGATTTATAGTGTGTCTCTGAACATATCTTCCTACTGAATGACCTTTTTCAGGATCTATAATAATAAAAGCATCATTTAAAGGATCTTCCATAGGAAACATTTTTTTAGATAAATTTTCAAATTTTAAATTTGGATCTACTATTTTATCTAATGCTTTTGCCATATCATCAACAGCATCATAAGCATGTTTATCTGCATATGATTTCATTTCATCTAATACGCCATGATATTCTTTTGGTAAATGTTCTTTTGCGTTTTGAATTTTTTGAAGTAATGTTTCGTGTTTGTTACCTTTGAATCCACCTGCATAAGGAGCTAATGCTTCTTCAGCTGCTTTTGCAACTCCTTCAGATTTAGCTGTGTAACCAAGCATATGTGTACTATTTTTTAATTCTCTTATGCTATCGGAAATATTTTTTAACATTTTTAAAAAGTTTGCACCTCCCCCTACTTGAAAACCAACTCTTCCTCCAGTTGCATAATTATAACCAAATCTAAGTGCTATACTTTTATCTCCCATTTGATTTTTAAGACCAGTTATTCCAAAATCTAATCCATCTTTTTGATAAGTATATCCAGCTCCTAAATATTGAGGAGTTTTATCAATCATAAATTTTCCAACATTTCCTTCTGGAGTATAAGATGCTCCATATTTAAAATCTGTATCTCCTTGAAATGGATTAATTCCTTTAGAAGCATAGAAATCTATGTTTCCTTTTCTATAACCTGCTTCTGGTCTAGTGTCAGATAACAAAGAAGAAAAAACTTGTTTTAATTCTCGCATACCACCAGATAAAATTGGTTTACCTGTCATAGGATCTACTGGAATTGGTCTTTGTTCTTGTCTAGTTCCAAAATATAATCCATCTATTCCTTCTTTTGGAACATTAGTTCCAGAAATACTTTCTTTGTTTAATGGTGGAATATATAAATCACTTTCAGGATCATCAGATCCTTCTGCAAATTTAACTCGTCCTCCTCTTGCAAAATTTAATTCTTCTTGTGTATATTTTGGAAATACAATTGGACCTAACATGGATTGTTGAGGTGCAACAGGTTTTGGTTGTTGAATTACTTCTCCTTCATATAATTGTTTTAAATTTGGATTTGCATTTAAAATTTCATTTTTTTTATTTTCAACTAAATTATTATATTCTTCTGTTGTTATTGTTGGAACTTCTGTTTCACTAGTATTAATTGGAATTGATTTTCTAACTTCAAATTCTGCTCTATTTTGAATTCTATCTTTTATAGATTTTGCAGAAGTATATTTATCTATTTGTTTATCTGCAAATTCAAAATAATCTGGTTTATTTAATAATGATTCTAAAAATGGTTTATCTTGAACAAATTTTTCATATGTTGCAACTGGAAGTTTTCTAAAAATTAAATCTCCAAAATTAAGAAGATCTTGTGTTGAACCTTTATAAGCACCTGCTGCAATTGTCTCAAGATCGCTCAATCCCATTTCTTTAAATTCATCTGCATTAAATGCAACTCCTAATAAAGCATTAATTGGAGTTCCTGTTGCAGTAGAAATTTTAGCAGTTGCTTTTAAAAAATTTGGAGCGGATTTAGATAACATTTGTCCAAAGCCTGTTTCTAAAAAACTACCTATTCCAGTTGGATCAGAATAAAAAGTACCTGATTTTTTTAAAGCTAATGTTTCTAAAGGTGTTTTAACTTTTTCAAATCCACTTGCTGATTCTTGTAATAATCTTCTATCTGCAAATTTTGTAAGTCTTTCAATATTTTGTTCCGGTGTAAATTTTTTTCTACCTAATATGTCTAATTGTTCTTGTGTAATATCTTTTATATTTGCACCGGTGTTTGCTTTATAAGTAGATACTGCAAGATCATCTAATGGACTATCTTTGACTCCTTTTAAATGATCTATGTTTAAAGGTTGTTTATTTCCAGTTGCTTGTTGTAAAGCATTTAATAAATTAGTTTCTTCTTTTGTAACTGGATTAATATAAGGTGTTTTTTTAAGTTGATTTATTTCATTAAATGTTTCTTTGTATTCTTTAAATCTTGGATCTCCTTTATCAACAAGATCTTTTATTTTTTTAGTAGTTAAAACATCTCCATTTTCTACATCTAAAATTTTAATTTTATCATAAAACTTTGTATTACTTTTTGGTAAAACTTTAAATAATTCTCCACCTTGATTATCATGTCTTACTAAATCTCTTACAATAAATTCTTCTACTCTTTTTGGAGAAGGTCTTCTTAAATTAGCTGTCGTTTGTTCTAATTTAGATTCTATATTTTTTAAAGTTGCATCTTTAAGTTTTTCATTTCCTTTTGCAATTCTTTGTTGAACTTTATCTACATTTGAAGCTAAATCATAATCCACATATTTTTTATTTTCATTTAAATATTTACTTAATTGTCTTTCACTAACAGGTGGAAGTTCTTGATTTAAATTTTTTCTAGACAAATCCATAAGAGGTTTTTTGCCTGCAACAACTTCATCAATAATATTATAAAGTTTATCTTTTACTTCTAAACTAACTCTACCTACTCCTTCTCTTTGTAACTTTGTTATTTTATCGTAATCTTTTCCCAATGCTTCTTTATAAAGATATTCTTTTCTTCGGCCTTGACCAAACTTTTCATTTAATTCTTGTAAAGTTACAACTTCATTTTTTTCTATTTTTTTATCTACATATTTTTTAATTTGGCTTAATACTTTTTGTTTTTCAGAAAAAGATAATCTTGTTCCATCTGCAAATTGTGCACGGCCTCCTTCAGCTAATTCTATTTGTCTATCTTGCGGATTAGGAATTCCTGGAACATTAATATCAATGGCCGCTTGATAGTCTTGAGCAGTGACAGGTTTTCTTGTGAGATAATCCATTACCTCTTTTCTTTTATAGCTGCTCATTTACAATCCCATTAAATAATTTAAACCTGCTGAACCGCCTTTTGCATAACCAATTCTTCCGCCATCAGCTTTACCTTCTGGCTCTGTAGGTTTTTTTCTAAATGGAATAATTTCTGCCTGCGGTGCTTCTTCTACTTTAGAAGAGATACCTTTATCTTCTAAAGCTTTTGCAATATCTTCATTTCTTTTTTGTATTTTTTTAAATTCTTCATAACTTATTGCAGTGCCTCCTTCTTCGTCGGATAATCTTAATCTATCTTGGTTTGCATTATACTCATCTATTAAATCATCTATACTTGTTCTCTTAGTTGCTTCTGCTTTAAAGTCAGATACTTTAGCTGGTTTATTAATTCCATATTCTTGTTCTGCTTTTCTACCCTCTTCTATTGATACAGATCCAGGCAATCTGTTTTCATCTGGTTCAAATTTAAATTTAGATCTTGCTAATTTTTCAGCCTCCATTTCTGTTTTTAGACTTCTAAGATTTGGAATTAAACTATCTAATTGTTCCAAAGCTACTTCACCATAAATCTGTCTAAATGGATCTAATGGTTCTCCCATATTAATTGCTTCTGAAACAGTTATGTTTTTAATTTTTCCTGCTTTAATATCATTTATTAAAATTTGTCTTGCTGTTGCTCTAACCAAACCAACATCTTGCATTCTAGACATAGATTGTTGTGATGATCCAAGATCATTTAATACATCAGTAAGAGTTGCTTTTTCTCCAGTTACTTTTTCTAATTCTTTACCAGCTTGTTTTAGCTGTTCAACTTTTGATTGAAGCGCTGTAATACCTGAAGAAACATTTTCTTTTTGTATTAAACCAGAGTCCTCAAGTTTATTTCTTAATCTTCTTAAGTTTCCTTCAAAGATTAATCTTTCTGCATCATTCATCTTTGCAACTTCAGGAATAAGTTCTTCCATTTCTTTATATGCATTTTGTGCGGCTGCATCAGATGCTGCTTCTATATTTAATTCTTTTGAAAGGTATTTTTGAAGTTTACCACTTGGAAGACGAATAACATTTGTTCTAGTTCCTATAGTGCTAGATATAGCTTTCGGTCCATACAATGATTTAATTAAATCTAATAAACTTTTCATATTAATAATACGTTTTGTTATTTCGGACTACAGGCTCATCCTTATAATCTTCTGGATGATCTATAAACCCACCTTGTCTAAATCGCATCACTGCCTGTGTCATAGAATCCACAAGGTCGTCATGATCTCCGTAAGGAAAAGCCGCACACTCTTCAATAACTTCTTGTGCAAAGTCTTTATCCACTGGTGCCCATATTTGACCTGATTCAAATAAAGGTGCAACAGAGTTAACTCTACTGTGCTTATCGTTTCCTCTAGAAGGAGTATAGTTTATAACAGGAATGCCCATTTTTCGCAATTCATATGTTAAGGGTAATCCTGAAGCTTTTGCTTCAACCAATACAGTTTCTGGTTGCCAATACTGATATTGCTGATATGCTATCCTTCGAAGCTCAGGAAATTCAAATCGATCTTTGATTGCATCTAATAAAATAAGTTGAGGTCCTGAGTCTTCATTGTTATAGAAAACTCCCCAAGTTGTTATTGCTGAATAATCCGCTGATTCTTTTTTTAAAAATGCAGTATCATAACTTTGAATCACATGTTGTAATGGTGGAATATAATCTTTATCCCATTCTCTCCACCACTCTCGTTTTATAATTGCACCTTCTTCTGAAGTTGGATTTTGCATCCATTGTGCATTCCATTTTTGTAAACTAATAGATGATTTAACACCTTCTAATTCTTCTAACTTCCAAAACTCTGGCCATACTGGTTTACCAGATGGTAAGATTGCAGGAAATTCTATCAACTCCCATTTATCAGCTTTCATGTCTCCCGTCGCTCGCTGCAAGGCACCTGTCAAATCTTTTGTATTCCATCTTGTCATAACCAGAACAATTGCACCACCTGGCTGCAAACGCTGACGAGGTCCTGATGTATACCATTCATAAGCTCGCTCTAACGCATCAATGTTTAGAGCGTCCTGTTCAGAATGTGGATCATCTATGATAAGCAAATCTGCACCTCTACCAGTAATAGCTGACCCGACACCCGCTGCGTAATACTCGCCACCTTGTTCTGTTTCCCATTTACCAGCGGCTTGAGAATCCTCTCGAAGACGTGTTGGAAAAATTTCTTTGTACTCAGGAGCATCCATTAGTGTTTTTGCTTTACGTCCAAATCGTACAGCGAGTTCTGTGGTGTGAGTTGATTGGATTATTTTTAATTTAGGTCGTCTCCCTATCATCCAGGCGGGGAGCAAGAAACTGGCGAACTCTGATTTAGTATGCCTTGGTGGCATATTGATAATTAATCTTTTTATTTTGCCATTAGCAATATCATTAAATTTTTCTGCAATTTTTTTATGATGAGATCCTTCTATAAATTCTGGCCAAACTCTTTTAACAAAAGACATAAAATCTGTTTGTGCTTTTTCTATACCACGTTTTTGTTTTGCCAGTATTCCTGCTTCAATAAATTCTTTCTGAATGTCAGGTGGTAATAAATTAAATTTTTCTAAAGTCAGTTTCATAAAATTTTCCGCAAAATTTTTTAGGATTAATTTTGGAACCTTTAAAGTATTTATAGCTTATTTATGTCTAAATCAAGCAATACACGCTTAAGTTTAGGGACCCCTTTTTAAAAAGGGGAATCGATGTTTATAGAACTAAAGTTAAATGTAAGTTGGATGGGACCTCTACGCTCGAGCCACTCGATGCTTGCACCAAGTAGCTAGAGGCTAGTGACTAGACTCAGTCTAGTAGTGTCATGTATTGTTTTGGAAAGTATTGGCGAAACCAATCTAATCCTTGTTGCATTGTTTCATAGTCATCGAACTGTTCTGCTCCCATAATCAAATCATACACAGCAACAGCAAACCAAGGTAGACTTGCTTTCTCACCGCTAAATCTATTTGGTACATCAATCACTTGTCCATTATCTATTTCTAAATCTAAATCAAATGGAATGCGATATTGTTTTCCTTCGTAGTTTATTACATGTAGTGGCTTTGTCATATTATACCTTTCTGTTTGTTATGTTGTTATACTATCATCAATCGTTGGCTCACTCAAGAACTTTATAGTTGTGCGAGTGTAATTTACTCCTTGCCAATTCTGATGAACTGTTTCAACTATATCTATTGGGCTTTCTTGTGGTTTAGTTTTAATACCAACATAATTAATTAACTGAGTCATATGTTGAGCAAGCCAATTATTCATACATCGCTCATCACAAAAATATTGTTCCCATGGATTACTCCAAGTATAACTATTATCTACTTCATATCTTGCATTGCGAGTTCGCAAAACTTTTGCACCTTTCGGTCCTCTCACTCTTGATTGAGTATCGTATGTATGACACTTAGGTCCTTGGCAAATATGTTTCATATTAATTATCCTTTCTTTGTTCTTGCATTCTTATCATATCATCTATTGTTGAGGGCAGATTTTTTCTCCACCAAATTAAAAATGAAATTGCTTTTAATGTCATATTAATTATCCTCTCTCGGTACAATAGTTATGTCGCCTGTTGCTGTTGTATATCTATTTGCGTCTAAATCATAAAATGTAAATAGCTTTTCAATATTGTGTTTGCAATATTTCTCAACTGATTTCTCATTCCATAGTCCAGCACGAGTTATAAACTTTTTAT